TGCTCCCGGTAATTGAACTTGAGAACCCCCGCCACCAAACATCCCCCCAAGAATATTCCCCAAGACCCCCGTGAAAGCCTGGCCGGCAAGATCGGTGGCCATATCCATCAGCCTGTCCCGCAGCCTGCCCACGGCATTGTTTAGGGCGTCGGTCCAAGACACTCCGTTCATCAGGTCTTTTGCGATACCGCCCCAGACATCCTTGGCTAGCTCGCCGCCCAGTTTCATGGCTTCATTCAGTTTGATCTGCTGTGCGATCAGTTTGCCGTAGACGGAGTCCGCTTCGATGCCACTGTCACGCAGCGTTTCAAATATCCTGCGATCCCAAGGCGACTGCACCATTCTCAACGCCTCGTCCTCGAGGCCCTGAAGGACGCCAACCGCCTTGATCTCCTGCATGGCCGAGGCGATAGCGCGGAACTTTTCTGGAGCAGCGGAAAGCCCTCCAGAGGAAACGGCAGCCACAAAAGCGTCGAGTTCATCTGTGGCGATGCCCATGCCTTCGGCGGCGGAGAGCACTTCCTTCAGGAACGGATCGAGAGGGGCTGCAGCCAACTCGCGATTGAGTTCGGCCATGCCTTCGGCGTATTTCTCGGCGGCGTCAGCGGCCCCTTTGCCGGACTTTTCCGCCGCCTGCTGTTTCTGGTCCAGGTCCCAGAGCATTGCAGCCGTCGTCTCGGCGCCAGTGGCCACACCGCCGAGGGCCTCAGCCTGCTTTTTCAGGTCCTCGGTCTTGTCCTTGATCCAGGCGTCGCGTTCGGACATGCCTGCGTCGGCCACGGCGCTGTCGAGGACGCCTTGGCCGATCTCCTGCTGCGCTTCTCTCTCGCGACGAATCCTGCCCAGAGAGCCGGATGGGCGGGCTGGGCCGGGCAGAGGCCCTCCAAGAGTTTTGGGCCCGCCGCCAAAGGCTTGGAAAATCCCAAGCAGTTGAGCGAGCGGTCCGATAGCGGCGATGATCTTAGTGATCAGGGCATTCATCGGATCCGACAGATTGACGGAGTTGATCTCCCCCAGCCGGTTCTTGAGAGTGTCCGCCTCCATTGTGCCAGTGGCGAAATCCTTGAGCAGCCGCTCAATGGTCGCGGCCGCCTGCATGTCTTCAAAGCTGGAGGTAGCCTCCGCAATCTCGGTACTGAGGTCCGAAACTTTGTCGTTAAAGTCCTGCTGAGCTTTTGTGGCTTCCTTGCGCTTTTCCGCGAGTTCTTCAGCCAGAATGATGGCGCGGGCTTGCTGCTCGAGGACCGCTTCCTGGATTACGGCGCCGTCCTCAACTGCGTCGGCGGAGTCCTTGCGAAGGCCGACAATGATTTTTTCGAGCCTCGCCTCTTCCTCAGAAAGACCCAGGACGCGGATCTGCTCTTCAGCGAGAGCCCGCACAACGTCGGCGCCGGCCTGGGTAGCAGCGAGCGCCTCCTGCTGGGCAGCCAAGTTCTCTACCCAAACCGTCGAGACGCCAGATTCATTAAGGGCCTGCAGGCTCGCCGCCTGCTGCTCCTGGAGCGTCTTGAGACCCTCCATCAATGGGATTGCCGTCCGCAGGTTTTGGATCATTTCGCTTAGCCAAAGCGGGGCGTCGGGAGAGTTCTTCTCCACCGCATCCAACTGGCCAAGCAGAACCTCTATGGCGACGTCGCCATCCTTGGCGCGCTGCACGATCCCTTCGAGCATTTTCGCCGAGTTGAGTTGATCTGGCGAAAGCGTGTTCACGCCCTTGCCGTCGGGAGTAAACCCGGCCCGGATTCGCTCCAACTGCTGCAGGATGTTCCCGAGGTTTTTCGGGTCGTAGCTGAATATCTGGTCGAAGATATTCTGCGCGCCCTTCATGCGCTCGATCTCGTCAGCGATCTCCGCCAGCTTGACCTTGATCGCCGAAGCGCTGAGTTCTTGAAGCGACCCTGCAGTTTCATCAACTACACCCGCGACCTCATCGGAGATGAGCCCGAGCGTATGCATCTCCTTGGTGAGCTTACGAGTCCGCTCCTCAGCCTTGGCGGCATTGGAGGCGTACATGGTCATGCCAACTATAGCGCCGGTGAACAGAATGCCGGCCGGGCCGCCCATGATCCCAAGGAGCCCGGTGAAGGCGCGCTGAGCAGCAACGCTTGCCATTCGCATCGTGGCCATAGAGACAGCAGCGGCCCTTGCGCTAACCGAGGCCTTGACCAGAGCGGCGCTATGCGCGTTTGCGGCTGCTGCTGCGGCGGCCGTCTGAGTGGTCAGCAGGGCCTTATTGGCGGCAAGTTCCCCCTCGATCTGGCGCAGCGACCGCTGGGTTACGATGAGGGTTCTTGTGGCGTCATGCTGCGCCTTCAAGGCGGTCACATAGGTGCCGGTACGCCCGGTTGCATCGACGATACCGCGGTTCAACTCTGCCCGCGCAACCGCTTTGGCGCGCTGTTCTTGGGTGAGTGCCAACGTCTGGCGAAGCGCAGCAGCATCCGCCTGGCCTGACGAGATCTTTGCCTGGGTTGCTGACAGATCGGCGGCGGTGGATTGCTTCACCGCGCGGGCGCGCAATTCCTCAGTTTTCGCGGCATATGTGGTCGCTGCTGCCGCCTCGAGAGTGGCCTGACGAGCTTCCTTAACGCCCTTGGTGAACTGTGCGAACTGGCCGCCCACGGCTTTGCCAGCCATGCTGCCGCCGAGCCATGCCAGACCAAAGCCGGCCAGCGGCGCAGCGACTGCGGCGATCTCATCCATGTTCTCGGCGAGATTACCGAGCGCGGCGGCCATGCGCTGCGTTACGCCAATGGACGAGTCCACTTCTCCGACATACATCAGGAAGGCATTGCCGACCTTCGTCAGGCCCTGCCCCACTGTGACGATGGTCTTGTTGAAGTCCTGATCGATGGCTGCAGATGCGCCAAGAATAGCATCCGTGACGACCTTGCCAGTCAGTTCTCCGGCATGCGCCATCTCACGCAACTTGCCGATGCTGACATCCAGGTTCCGCGCCATCTCGCGCAGCAAGACAGGCGCGTTTTCCGCGACGGAGCGATATTCGTCACCGCTGAACCTGTCTGACGCAATACCCTGCGAAAGCTGGATGGCGCCGCCGGCCGCTTCCTGCTGCGACGCACCGCCGATCGCAAAGGCCTTCTGCACCGTCTCGGTGACGCGGATGATGTCTTCTTGGCTTCTGCCAAACTCCTCCGCCGCACGAGAAACACGCGCATAGAGCGTGACGGTAGACTGCATATCGGCGCGCGACGCCTGGGAGATCGCGTAGAGTCGCTCGCGGACGGCAATGAGGTTTTCCTCACTGTCCGTCACGGTACGAAGGTTATTGTTCAGCCGGTTATGCGCGTCTGCCGTCTGCAGGATAAAAGTCGCTGCAAAGGCACCCGTCAGCGACGTGCCGGTGACCGCCGCCAAGCCCATCATCGTCGCGCGGAGCTTGCCGACTTCGTTATTGGCCTGCGAGGCCTGGCGGATCATGTCGGAGAAGATCCGGCTCCGCATGCCCTGACTCATGGAGGCGCGAAGGGCGTGGACGGAAGTATTGGTGCCGCCTAGGGCGCGGCGCATGCGGTCGCTCTCGCGTCCGATGACGTTCGCAGCTTGGCTGAAATTACGAGTCTGACCGGTTCCAACCAGCAGATTAATGTGAATATTGCCAATAGCTTGCGCTGCCATGTTCGGGCTATTTCTCCGCAGGCTGTGGATCCACATCGACCTTCGAACCAAGCAGGCTGCTGAAAACAGCAGCCACCTGTTCCGGTGTCGTCAGATTTGGCTTCGGGGGGGATTCGGACTTCTTGAGCAACACCGAGGGTGAGCGCGGGAAATCCTTCGGGATATGCTGGCCCACAGTTACGAGGTGGGCAGTCAACCAGGCGCCATGAACGAGGCGCTCCCACTGGTCTTCGTCAACATCGCGGCAATAGCCGACGATCTCGTGCGGAGTTAGGCGGCGGACTTCGGCTGGTTTGAGCCCGGCGCGGTGACCTGCGACTCGTATTTTTGCAAGAATGCGATGGCCGCCGCCATCTGGGGGTCCTCGTTGAGGCGCTCCAGTTTCTTCTGGACTTCCTCGACCTGCTTGGCCTCGAATTCGTCGAGAGCTTCCTGTCGAGACTTGCCGTACATCGAGTACGACATCGCCTCTTTCAGCAACTCGCAAACGGGAAAGAATGCGCCGGCGACCGGCGTGAGATCGATGTCTTCGTTCGGCGCAACCAGCGTCGCTCGCAGCACTGCCTTCATGAGTGGCATCTGGTCGATGCTCTCCAGAGACGCAACGGCATTCGCCCATCCGTCGGGATACTCGGAGCAGAGGCGTTCGATCGCGTCCATGGTGAACCGCACGAAAACGCCATCCCCCAGGGCGGGGATGGCGATCTCGCCCCGGGTCTTGTTTGCCGGCTTGCCCATTTAGATCGAGCTCACCGTAACGCGGCGAGGCTTGCCGCGGGGGGTAAGGGTGAAGGAGCGCGTCATGATGCCTTCCGGCGTCACTTCGATGTTGCCCAGTTCGCTGACATAGGCGTCGACCTCGATCGAGGTGGTGATGCCCAACTGGTAAGGGTTGAGGCGGAAAGTCTCCAGGCTCCGGTCGTCGATGAACTTCTCCATACCGGTGGTGTCGTCGAGCGTCGGGTCATCGGCGTCCCACTGGATAGTTCCGCTCCATGCGACCGCGCTTTTCAGCCCGGGGATCATCTCGGAGAAGAAGTCGGGTGAGTCCAGATGGGTCGCGTCAACCATGTTGAGCGACACGCCGCCGCCAGAGAGGTTGGTGACGTTGGCCACGGTGGCCCAAGTCGGGGTGGGCTCTGCGCCATCGGACACCTGAAGAAGGACTCCAATGCCCGTTTTGCCGGTGCTTGCCTGAGGCATAGTATGTCTCCAAAAGAAAAGGCCCGCCGATGGCGAGCCGTTGTGAACACTGGGGAGGTTTGAGCTTGTGGCGACGGGCGCCCTGCCCTTGCTCAAAAGGCAGATGCTACCGAGGCCGGAATCCCGACCTCGTAGATCCGTCGCGCACGGACGGAATTCGGGGTTACTTCAGATTGCGAAGGCGCCTGGCTTCATCGCGCTTGAAGGTGTTCTGGCCGGTGCGGCGGTGGCGCCACATCGGTACGCCCTTCCATCGGACCGCTTCCCACAGCCCGATATCGTTGTGCTCGAGTTCGGCGGCCGGGGTCTGAGGGGTCTCCACAACCGGCTCGACCGGCAGATCAACCTCAGTCCCATCCGCCGGCAGGAAACCACCGACGTTGACGCCCTCAGGCTGCGGCGCGTCCAGCCGCAGCGACTCCGCCGAGATTTCAACGGCGGGCTTCTTTCGTGGAGCCATGCAGGCCTCCTATCGTGTGCGGGTGAAACGCATCCCCATCCCGCGGGCTTCGCGCTCCGCCCAGTCCAGGATGTCGTCGCTCATGGAGTCGATGACGTCGGACTTGCCGTGTTCGTAGGCAGGGACCATGGAGGGGCGCGGAGAGTGGCCGGGATGCATCCAGCCGCCGAATAAATTCGGTTGCCATGCCGCGGCGCGGCCGAATTCAAGAATATGCAACAAAAACCGGGCTCTACCGGTCGCTCCCAATTTATAGGATCGGCTCCCGGGAGATTGCTTTCCGTCCTTGCGAACGACAATCCCTTTGTCGACATGCTTCCCGAATGGCCCTCTCTGCTTTGGAAAATACGAGGGGTATTTGGAAGCGTAATTCCTATGGGCGGCCAACCGCTTTCGAGCATCGTCCCTCATCGGGTTCATGGCTCGCGTTGCTGCGGCGTCTACTTCCCTGGCAGCCGGGCCTTTACCCAGCCTTTGGAGCGCCGCGACGATCGCGCGGTCTCCTGTGACCGTGCTGTTCACGACTTGTTCTCCTGAATACTCACGCCTATTTAAAGACGAAAGGCCGGGGTGCTTCCAACACCGCCAGCCTCTCTGACCAGCCAACCTTTCAAGGAGGTCGACGTGGCTACTTCTCGTGTATGTTCAATTCCAGGTTGCGGCAAGCCGCACGAAGCCCACGGGTATTGCCGGACGCACTATCGTCGCTGGAAGGCCCGCGGCGATGCAGAATACGTTCACAACATGGGCAAGATCGGCCCCTGTTCTGTCTTCGGCTGCGGGGGCACGATCCGCTATCTAGGCCTATGCGGACAGCACTATGATCAGAAGCGTATGGCGAAAGTGCAGGACAGCCTGCCGCTATGCTCGGTCGGTGATTGCGGCAAAAAAGTTAGGACCAAGGGTCTCTGTTCGGCTCATTATCAACGCTGGAAAGCACATGGAGACCCGCTTGCGGGAAGGACCGCTAAAGGCAGCCCTCTGAAGTGGCTCAAGGAGCACGTCGACTTTGACGGGACTGAGTGCCTTACATGGCCCTTCGCCCGCTTTCCCGACGGCTCCGGACATGCGACCCACGAGGGCAGGCACATTCGTGCCTCGCGGCTTATGTGCCTCTTGGCTCACGGTGAACCTCCATCCGATATCCATGAGGCTGCGCATCGGTGCGGCAAGGGTCACGAGGCGTGCGTCAATCCTAATCATCTCCGCTGGGCAACCCCATCCGAGAACAATCAGGACAAGTTGCTCCATGGGACGATGCTGAGGGGTGAACTCCACCCCTCATCTGTTCTGTCTGAGTCTGATGTTCGGACGATCCGCCGCCTGCGCGGCGTAGTCCCTCAGGACGAACTAGCGGACCGCTTTGGAGTGGGCAAAGCCCACATTTGCGGCATCCAACTGGAGAACGAGTGGGCGTGGCTGGATTGAACTACTTGATCTCGATGCTATAGACCTGACCGGCCACAAACACGGGCCCACCGGTGATCCGACTCCAGATCGTCACGCCAGCCGCATAGGCCCAAGCATACTGAACACCGGGACCGTAATTGACGCCGTTGACCCAGACCGACTTGCCGGCGACCTGCGCCGTAACATCACCAGTGAAGGCGATGACACTGCCGAATGTGGGGTGGCGAGTGACGCCTTGGAGAGGGTAGCCGGCGATCGGTTCAGCGCTGATGTTGCCAAATGGGCCCCATCCTGCGTAATGGACGGACCCAGCATAGCCCAGAGCACCGTTTCCGGCCGCGGCGGTGACCGAGAAGGCGATGTCGTCGTTGTCGGGGTCTATCGGTGGTTCGGCGGGGGCGCCGGGCTGTGTGCGCCATCGGACGGAGAATTGCGTGTAGCGGCGATGGGTGTTCGCCTCAAGGGCGCTCTCCGTGAAATCCGCGGAGCCGAGCAGGATGTCGACGTCAACACAACCGGCGATCTTTTCTTTGACCACGCCGTTGAGGGCTTCGATCACGGCATCGCCGAGTTCGATCACCTGCTTGGCGCCGGCGGGGGTCATCTCGGAATACGCATCCGACTGAATCTGCGTCCTGAAATATTTGCCCGCACCAGCCAGGATCGGCGTGTCCATGTTGTCGATAATATGCAAGACGAGATACGGCCGTTCAGCGTTCTGAGGCGCCATGATCGGAAAGATCTTGTCGCCAACGATCGCGGTGACTTCAGGGGAATCCAAAAGGCGCTGCGCGATTATGGATAGAGCGCTCATGCTTGGATCACCACGTAATCACGAATTCAATTTGTCTCAGCATGAGGCCGCGCTCGGCGTCGAACCCCGTCACGTCCGGGCCGGCCTTGTCGCAGGTGATCCCGACCAGGTCTGCGAACGCGAAGTCCGTGGTGCCGTCGATTTCGTCGATCAAAGTGGCGCCGAGTGTCTCGACTTCCTGGACCGTCTTCGCCATGCATGTGATCGCCAGAACGGCAGTGGTCTCGCCGCCCTCTTTGCGCTCGAACAGCCGATTGATGGTTACCGCCGGCACCGCGGCGCCCTTGGGAATCTGAACCGGGAATACTGAAGCGACGTCTTTAGCGTCATGGCCGAGCAGCGCTACTGTTGCCTCGGCGGCCAGCACCCTGTTGATGCCTATGGAGAGAACGCTGGTCATGGCGCCGGCTGCGCGTTGATGTCGCGCACCTTGGCCTCGATCACGATCTTATCGCGATCCTGTAGGTCAGGCTGGACGTCAACGATGTCGTACCTCTGGTCGACGCCGTCGGAGCCTTTGACGATGAGCCAGTGTGTGGTGTTGATGAAAGGCGCCGACATCATGCGGATCTTAAAATATGCGTAGGTCGTTGAGATGATCTGGTTGGCGCCGGCGATCGACTCCCGACCGCGGCGCCAGGACATTTCGCTCCAGGTCTTCTTGATCTCGGCGTCTTCCACAATCGGTGTGTTGAACAGTGGGTCGCGGCCAATCTCGACCGATCCCCAGATGCCTATACGGACGTTCTGGCGACCTGAGAGCATGTGTGAAGCCTAAAGTCGGGGGATGATGTAAGGAGCGATGTAATCGTCCACAGTCGATGGCACTTCCTGAATCTCTTGACGAACTGGCGTCAGAGCCACCGACTGGCGGTTTTCGTAGAGGTGCGCCGCCATGAACAGGATGGCCTGCTTCACGTCAAAAGGCACGTTAGCCACATAGTCGTCCGGGTCGGTCACCGGATCGACAACTCCATCTGGCGCCCAGCCGGCCACGAACCTGATGCGAACGGCATCGGGGCGCTCTGCAAGGTCCGATGGCCACGCGCTGCCGACCAGGATCAGGCTCGAAGCCCAATCGCCGCCGTTGACCAATGCATAGTTGGCGGAGCCGACTGTCTGCTCGACCTGGTCCCTATCGAGATAGGTGACCGAGGTGATCGAAACCGTCGGCGGCTTTGGAATTTCGAACGAGTCTTCGAACTCGCAGGTTTGGAGTTCCCATGTCTGCTGGACGAAAGCCCGGCCGCAGCGCTTCTCCAGCCTCTGTCGAGCTGCTGAGATGTAGCCGCGGATCAGCGCATCTTCATCATCATAGTCAACGCGAAGGTGGGCACGCATTTCGTCGAGACTGACAGGCTCAACCGCCGGCCCTTCAATGCGGATGAGCGCCATGACTACAGATCCTTGGGAGCGATATAGGCCTCAATGGCAGCCTTCGCGTCGGCACCATCCTTGATGGCCGCCGTCGAAATCTTGGCAGCAACAGACCGCTGCTTGAAGAAGCGCCATTCCTTCCACGACCCATCGGCGAGGGCGGCGAGTTCCTCCTCGGTCAGATCGGCCGTGGCTGCAGGGGGCTGGGGAGCGGGGACGGTGACCGTGGAGGCCGGAGGGGCTGTCACGGCAGCCGGGGCGACCACAACAGGCTCTGCGGGCGCCGGAGCGGCGGGAATGGGAGCCAGACCAGCGTCGGCTCGCTGCTCGTTCGGAGTCTGCGCAGGATGGAGCGTGATATGCCCGTCACCAATGACGGCGCGGCGCACGTACCCCTCCCGGTTCAGCCCCTTGAACAGACGCTCCGGAATATCGATGGTGGTGCTGGCCTCAGCCTGCTCTTCCTTGATGCCATCGCGGCTAAAGGGAAAGTACCTGAGGACGTAGACGGAGATGTCATCCACTAGGAGGACTCCTTGGGATTGGGTAAGGCGCCGCAACAAGCGGCACAGTTGATGTTGGAGTGTGGGGAGCTACGCCAGCAGCCCGGTTGCATCGTAGGTCTGCAACTGGTTGAGCACCGGATAGCCGCCGGTCGCAGGATGGTAATACTGGTCGCTGTTGACGTAGAGCGTGCTGCCGACGATCGCCACGCCTTCAATGGCGCGGGCATCGGTCAGGGTGACGGTCTTGGTGTGAACCGGGCAGCCCCACTGATTGGCGAGGGACCAGACGTGAAGGATGCCACCTGCATCGTTCGGGCCGCCGGAAATCAACAGCCAGTTTCCAGTCGGGTCGACCCAGCCCTGATCGGGCTGCATATCGAGCGTGAGCTGGTTCGTGCCTCCTGCGGGCGAAGAGAGGATGCCCGTCGTCTTGCTTCGCCAGGTCAGTGTCGAGCCCACCAGGCCAATGAGGTCGGTCGCAGCGTTGTAGGTAAGGCCGTTGCCGGTGGTCGTCCATGTCCCCTGGAGGGCACCCGCCTTGTTGATCCAACCGACGAACGAACTGGCCGGCGTCGCAGTGTCAACGACCATG